AAAGCTTAAACTTAAAAGGTGCCTCCAAAGGATTGGATGACGTTAATGCCGCAGCAAAAAATTGCAATATGACTCCGCTTTCCAATGCGGTCGAAACCGTAAAGATGCGGTTTTCGGCGTTGGAAGTCATGGCAGTTACGGCTCTGGCGAACATCACAAATTCAGCGTTAAATGCTGGTAAAAATATTGTTTCTGCACTGACAATCGATCCAATTAAGACTGGATTTCAGGAGTATGAAACACAGATCAATGCAGTTCAGACCATTCTTGCTAATACACAGAGCAAGGGGACAACCATTGACCAGGTAAATGCTGCTCTTGATGAGTTGAACAAATACGCTGATCAGACGATTTACAATTTTACGGAAATGACCCGTAACATTGGCACTTTCACAGCTGCCGGTGTTGACTTGGATAAATCAGTAACATCAATCAAAGGTATTGCCAACTTAGCAGCAGCTTCGGGTTCTAATGCTTATCAGGCCAGTACCGCTATGTATCAGCTTTCGCAGGCGATTGCAGCGGGCAAGGTTAGTTTGCAAGACTGGAATTCCGTTGTAAATGCGGGAATGGGCGGTCAGCTATTTCAAGACGCCTTAACTCGAACCGCAGAACATTTCGGAACCAACATGGATGCGATGATTGAACAGTATGGTTCATTCAGAGCTTCTCTGACCGAAGGTGGATGGCTGACAACAGAGGTGTTGACCGAAACTCTGACACAGTTGTCTGGAGCTTACTCAGAAGCAGATCTTATCGCTCAGGGATATACCGAAGAACAAGCTAAAGAGATTACAAAACTGGCTCAGACAGCATTGGATGCAGCTACCAAGGTAAAGACATTCACGCAGTTATGGGACACCCTGAAAGAATCGGTTCAGTCTGGTTGGACTCAGAGTTGGGAAATCATCATTGGTGATTTCGAAGAGGCAAAAGAACTTTTAACTGAGGTTAGCAACGCCCTTGGCAACATGGTAAATGCTTCTGCCGAAGCGAGAAATAAGATGTTGCAGGATTGGAAAGATCTTGGCGGACGAACTGCGTTGATTGAAGCGGTAAGGAATGCTTTCGAGGGTGTTTTAAGCATTATAAAGCCAGTTAAAGAAGCGTTTAGAGAAGTCTTTCCGCCGATGACCGGAGAACAGCTTTACAATCTCACTGTAGGATTACAGGAACTTACCGAAAAATTCAAAATGGGCGAAGAAACAGCGAATAACCTGAAGAGAACATTCAAAGGGGTATTCGCTTTATTTGATATTGGACTTCAAGGTGTCAAAGCGCTTGTTGGTGGATTTGCAGATCTGATTGGTTATGTGGCTCCGGCCGGAGATGGAATTCTCGGGTTTACGGCCAGCATTGGAGATTTCATTGTTAGTATCGATGAAGCTATTAAATCGTCCGATGCCTTTAACAAAGCTATCGAAGGAATCGGGAATTTCCTGAAACCAATTGCGGATGGAATAAAGACTTTGTAAAAACAGTTGCCGATGCGTTCAGCGAGTTTGCGAATGTTGATACCAGTGGTCTCGATAATTTTGCGGATAAGGTACAGACTCGGTTTGAACCGTTTGTAAAATTAGGCGAACTGGTAAAGAAGGCATTTGAAGGAATTATTGGGATTGTCGAGAAGGCAGCGCCTGTTTTATTGAAGCTGGGTTCCATTGTCGCAAATGCGTTTGGAAACCTTGGGGAAGCAATTCTCACAGCATTTGATACCGCAAGTTTTGACCCAATTTTGGATTTAATCAATACCGGATTGTTTTCTGCAATTCTAATCGGGGTGAAAAAGTTTATTGACTCTCTATCGGAAATCACCGAAAACGGCGGCGGAATTCTTGGTTCATTCAAAGATATTTTGGATGGAGTTAAGGGGAGTCTTGAAGCATGGCAGTCAAGTCTGAAAGCTGGCACTCTTCTGAAGATTGCCGGAGCTATGGCAATCCTGACCGCAGCGATTGTGGCGTTATCCCTGGTTGATTCCGAAAAGCTGAATGCGTCCTTGGGAGCTTTGAGTGTTCTGTTCGTCGAACTGCTTGGTTCAATGGCCATCTTTGAAAAGATAATGAACGGAGCGGCAATCAAAGGAATGGGACAGTTGACCATTGCGATGATTGGGATGTCTACCGCTGTTCTTATTCTTGCAGGCGCAGTTCAGAAATTATCCGGTTTGGATTGGGATGAGCTTCTGAAAGGATTGGTTGGCGTTGCCGGGTTATCCGCTATTCTGGTAGCATCTGCGACAGCTCTTTCCAAAACATCGAAGGGGTTGATAAAAGGTTCTGCTGGTTTAGTAGTATTTGCAGCAGCGATTCGAGTGCTTGTAGGAGCAGTTGAAGATTTGGGAGCGTTGGATGTAGGCTCTTTGGCGAAAGGTCTGATTGGAGTCGGCGTTCTTTGCACCGAACTGGCGTTGTTCCTGAAAGCTACGGATTTGGATGGGATGGGTGTTCTGAAAGGAACTGGTTTGGTTCTTCTTGCGGCGTCCATCAATATTCTGGCGAATGCGGTTGGAGCATTTGGTGCTTTGGATATTTCCACTCTTTTGAAGGGATTATCTGCGGTTGCGGTGGTTCTTACCGAACTGGCGGTATTCACCAAAGTGACAGCCAATGCGAAGCATGTGATTTCTACCGCTACAGCAATGACAATTCTTGGGGCGGCTATGCTCGTGTTTGGGGAAGCAGTGGAAAAGATGGGGAACTTGACATGGGGGGAGATTGGACGAGGTCTTACCACAATGGCTGGTTCTATGGCTGCTGTAACGGTTGCGATGAATCTACTTCCAAAAGGAATGATGTCGAAAGCGACTGGAATGGTGGAGGTCGGTGCAGCATTACTCATTATTGGCGAAGCAGTTCGAAATATGGGCGGAATGTCTTGGGATGAAATTGCCAGAGGACTGGTAACCCTTGCAGGTTCCATGACCATTCTTGTTGTGGCACTCAACGCAATGAAAACTGCACTTCCGGGTGCGGCAGCGGTTCTTACCGTGTCCGCTGCATTGGCGATATTTACCCCGGTTCTCAAGTCATTGGGGAATATGTCTTGGGAGAGCATCGCCAAAGGGTTGGTGGCACTGGCCGGCTCTTTCACCGTTCTCGGTGTTGCAGGAGTGGCATTAGGACCATTGACTCCGGCTATTTTAGGACTTTCAGCCGCTATTGCCGTATTGGGAGTAGGATGTCTGGCCGCAGGTGCTGGTATTCTCGCATTTTCCACTGGACTTTCTGCTCTGGCAGTATCCGGAGCAGCGGGAGCGGCATCCCTTGTAGTGGCGGTATCCAGTATTCTCAGTCTGATTCCATTGCTGTTTGAAGCGATAGGCGAAGGAATCCTTTCTCTCGCAGGAGTAATTGCAAATGGGGGACCGGCTATTGCCGAGGCATTTACAGTATTGGTACTTGCAGCAGTTGAGGCTTTGGTTACGGCTGTTCCAGCAGTCGTGGACGGACTATTTGTCTTGGTTGACAGTGTGCTTTCGGCTCTGGTTGAGCATACGCCGATCATCGTAGAGCAGTTATTCGATATTCTGATCGGAATTATCCAGGCTATCACGACAAAATTGCCAGAACTGATTGTAGCCGGTGTGGAGCTGCTGATGGCTTTCTTTGATGGCGTAATCGATGCTTTGAGTGGTATTGACGTAAATGTACTCATCAAAGGAATCGCTGGAATTGGTTTGCTTTCAGCAATCATGCTTGCTCTTAGTGCAGTGGCATCGTTGGTACCAGGAGCCATGCTTGGCGTTCTCGGGATGGGAGCAGTCATTGCAGAGTTGGCATTGGTTCTGGCGGCTGTCGGTGCCTTGGCTCAGATTCCGGGATTGGAATGGCTTATCGGTGAGGGCGGAAATCTATTGCAGGGAATTGGTACGGCTATCGGTCAATTTGTTGGCGGAATTGTCGGCGGTTTCATGTCTGGAGTTTCAAGTCAATTCCCTCAAATTGGTTCAGATCTTTCTGCGTTTATGACGAATGTGCAGCCATTTATCGAAGGTGCTACACAGCTTAATCCTTCTATGCTGGATGGCGTAAAAGCATTGGCAGAAACAATTCTTATTCTGACCGCTGCCGATATTTTGAACGGATTGACTTCCTGGATTACAGGAGGATCTTCTCTGAGCGACTTTGCTACTCAACTCGTTCCATTTGGTGAAGCGATGCGAGATTTCTCTATTGCCATTGCTGGTATGGACGGGGAATTGGTGGCAAATGCGGCTACGGCGGGAAGGACACTTGCGGAGATGGTGGCAACCCTTCCGAATTCCGGAGGAGTCATCGGCTTCTTTACGGGTGAGAACGATATGAGTGCTTTCGGCGCCAGCTTATTCCATTTGGCGAAGCAATGATGGGGTTTGCAAATGCCGTAAGAGGACTAGATGCAGATACCGTAACGAATGCTGCTACCGCAGGAAAGGCTATGGCTGAAATGGCAACCACAATTCCGAATTCTGGAGGCGTGGTAGGTTTCTTTGCTGGCGAAAATGATATGGATGCGTTTGGCGAGCAGCTTGTACCGTTCGGCGAGGCGATGATGCTGTTCTCTCAGGCGGTAAGAGGTTTGGATGCGAATGTAATCGTGGAATCTGCTACTGCGGGAAAGGCTTTAATCGAATTGGCAAATACTGTTCCCAACAGTGGCGGTGTCGTGGGCTTCTTTACCGGAGAGAACGACATGGACACGTTCGGGGAGAAGTTGGTGCCATTTGGCAGAGCGATGAAATCCTACTCTGATGCGATTGCGGGCATTGATGTGGAGGCCGTTACGAACTCCGCAACGGCTGGCAAAGCAGTGGTTGAGTTGGCGAATACGTTACCGAATACAGGTGGATTGGTGAGTTGGTTTACCGGAGACAATGATATTGCTGCTTTTGGCACAAGTTTGGTCTCCTTTGGTAAGAGCTTCGCACAATATTCCGACTATATGAAAGATGTGGATGCGAACATCGTTACCACTACAACTAATGCTGCTACATCCATTGTTGAGCTTCAGAAAAGTCTTCCAAAAGAAGGCGGATGGTTCTCCGATGATATGACACTTTCCAGCTTCGGTAGCGATATGGCTTCGTTCGGTTCTCATTTCAGTAATTATTACAACAGCATCAGTGGTATTGATACGACGTTGTTGTCCGGAGTGATTACCCAGACAAACCGGCTTGTCAGTATGGCAAATGGGATGGTTGGTCTGGATACAAGCGGTATGACTTCCTTCAGCTCTGCGTTGACAACGCTTGGCGAAACCGGTGTAACCGGATTTATCAATGCATTCAATAATGCAGAATCGAAAGTAACAGCCGCAGCTTCAAGTATGTTGTCATCCTTCATCAATGGCGCAAATGCGAAGAAATCCGAACTGACAACGACATTCACTACGCTGGTTCAGGCTGTGCTGACGGCAATCAATGGGAAACAGGGAGAGTTCCAAACCAGTGGCTCTACACTTATGGTTAAGTTTATCGCCGGTGTACGGTCTCAGGATAGTTCTTCCAGAACAACCTTTACCAATATCGTTAGCGGTTGTTTGACTGCAATACGAAATAAGTACGGGGAATTTACGTCAACTGGAACCCAGACGATGGTGAAGCTTATTGCCGGCGTCAGATCGCAGGACAGTAGTGCGAGGCTGGCGTTTACAAACATTATCAGCGCTTGTCTTACGGTGATTAAAAATAAATATGCGGAGTTTACCTCGACTGGTAGAGAGTGCATGGTTAAGTTTATCGCCGGTGTGAGAAGCAAAGATAGTGAACTCCGAACAGCTTTTACAACTACGCTGAGTGGCTCTGTAACTGCCATCAAAGACTATTATAGTCAGTTCAAATCTGCCGGTTCATACTTGGTCGATGGTTTCTGTGATGGTATCAGCGAAAATACCTGGAAAGCAGAAGCAAAAGCAAGAGCTATGGCAGCCGCAGCCGCTGAAGCAGCGGAAGACGAATTGGACGAGCATTCTCCTTCTAAACGCTTTTATGGAATCGGTAACTTTGCAGGAGTCGGCTTCATAAATGCGTTGATTGACAATGTTTCCAAGGCTGGAAAGGCTGGACGGGAAATTGCCAGATCTTCTATCGATGGACTGAATGACATCATTTCCAAGATTGCAGACTATGTAGATGCAGACATGGATGTTCAGCCCACCATTCGACCGGTTCTTGACCTATCCGCTGTAGAAGCAGGGACCGGAAGGCTGAATACTTTGTTTAGCAGAAATCAGGCATTATCTGTCAGCACTGGGATGAATGATCGTGTTTCTGAAATGGAAGTTCAAAATGGAGAAAGTTCTCCTACGGGAAATACCTATCAATTCACGCAAAATAATTATTCGCCTAAAGCTCTGTCGAGAATTGATATTTATCGGCAGACAAAGAATCAATTTTCGGCGATGAAAGGGCTGGTGGGTAACACATGATTAGAGCAGTAACTGTAACTAATTACTTGGGCGAATCAAAAAGATTTGAATTAGCGTTCCCGGAGGAATCCGGGTTCGCTGTTCAATCTATCAGCGGATTGGGACCGAGCAAGGCAGATATTAACACGACCGAAATCTCTACGAATGACGGATCGCTGTATAACTCGGCAAGAGTAAATTCCAGAAATATCGTTATGTCTCTGAAACTGATGTTTAATCCTCAGATTGAAGACACAAGACATGACTCCTACAAATACTTTCCGATAAAGAAGAAAGTAACACTTCTCATAGAGACTGATAATCGTATTTGTGAGACTTATGGTTATGTGGAATCAAATGAACCAGATATTTTCAGCAGCGATGAGACGACGCAGATTTCAATCGTGTGTCCTGATCCTTATTTTTATTCTGCTGGTCCGGATGGAACTAATACCACTATCTTCTATGGAGTGGAACCTCTGTTTGAGTTCGCTTTTTCGAATGAATCTTTAACCGAGTCCTTGATTGAATTTGGCGAGATTAAGAATGAAACCGAGCAGACGGTATATTACTCCGGTGATGCCGAGATCGGGGTTGTGATTACCATCCATGCCATTGGAAATGTGAGAAACATCACGATTTACAATACCGGGACGAGAGAGGTAATGCGTATTGATACTGATAAATTAAAGCAGCTAACTGGTTCTGGAATGGTTGCTGGCGATGAAATCATTATCTCAACAATCAAAGGGGATAAATCAATCACGCTTCTTCGAAACGGTATCTACACTAATATTTTAAACTGCCTTGACAAAGATTCCGATTGGTTTCAGCTATCAAAAGGCGATAATATTTTCGCTTATGTGGTTGAAGAAGGAACAACCAACGTGCAGTTTAAGATTGAAAACAGAACGGCGTTTGAGGGGGCATAGTTATGGAATTGATTGTTCTGGATACTTCTCTGAAAATGCTTTCTGTGCTTGATACCTTTGAGTCATTGATATGGACGGAGCGGTTTTCCGCCTATGGAGATTTTGAGGTATATACAAGCATCAACGATTCTGTTCTTGAAATCCTGAAAGATGACTACTATCTCTGGCTGAAAGAATCTGACCAGACTATGATTGTCGAGGATAGAAAGATCGAGTCTGATGCTGAAAACGGAAACCACTTCACGGTCACTGGAAGGTCATTGGAATCCATTCTGGAACGCCGCATCATTTGGAAGCAAACGATTCTGAGCGGAAACTTTCAAAATGGAATCAAAAAGCTGCTGGATGAGAACATCATCAATCCTTCTGATGCTTCCCGAAAGGTGGAAGGACTGATATTCGAGGCTTCTACAGACCCAGCGATTACTGGACTGACGGTAGACGCGCAGTTTACCGGAGACAATCTGTATGATGCTATAAAAAAGCTATGCGATTCTAAGAATATTGGTTTCCGAATCAAACTATCTGATGATAACAAATTCGTCTTTAAACTCTACGCCGGCACAGACCGTTCCTACGATCAGTTTACTAATCCCTATGTCATTTTCTCTCCTAAATTTGAGAATGTGATCAATACCAATTATCTGGAATCAAAGAAAACTTTGAAAACAGTCACTTTGGTTGCCGGAGAGGGAGAGGGGGCTGATCGGAGAACTACGACCGTGGCTTGCTCGTCCGGAGCTGGAACAGGTTTGAAGCGACGGGAACTTTACACAGATGCCAGAGATGTTTCTTCGACCGTAGATAACGAAACTCTGACAGATGCTGAGTATAAAGCGCAGCTTTCCCAAAGAGGTTTGGAGAACTTGGCAGAGAATGTTTTAACTAAATCTTTCGAAGGAAAGGTTGAAACAACGAGGATGTACCGATATGGAGAGGATTTCTTCTTAGGAGATATGGTACAGATTGTGAATGAATACGGAATTGAGGGGAAAGCTCGGGTAACGGAATTCATTCGCTCTCAAAGCAAAGAAGGACTCGACTCGTATCCGACATTCGTTACCGTAGAATAGCAGGAAAGGGGTGAAGAAAAATGAGTGTCACTTATGGGTTCTATAACTCAAAGAATAAAGATCGGAGATACGATGCCATTCAAATGTCAAGCATTTTTGACGGGATCATACGTGACGGCATTTTGCAGCATGTTGGGACTGCTATGATGGTGAAAGAGTCTACTGGCATGATGGTGAATGTCGGAATTGGTCGAGCTTGGTTTAATCATACATGGACGTTGAATGACGCCTTGCTTCCTTTGACTGTACCACAATCGGAAGTTATTCTAAATCGGATTGATGTGGTTGTTTTGGAAGTAGATGCTCGTGAATCTGTTCGTGCAAATGCGATTAAAATCATCAAAGGTACGCCAGCTACTAATCCAGCGAAACCAACAATGATTAGCACGACCGACCGTTGGCAGTATCCATTGGCCTATATTCAGGTAAATTCTGGCGTTACATCCATCCGTCAGGCGAATATCACCAATGCTGTTGGTACATCGGAGTGTCCGTTCGTAACAGCTCCACTGGAGAAAATGTCCATTGACGCCTTGGTTGCTCAGTGGAAAGACCAGTGGGATGCATTTTATGAAAAAGAGACATCTGATATGGAAGCGACAAATGCTTTCTGGAAAGACCAGTGGTCAAAATGGTTCAGCACCCAGACGGAAGAAATCCAGAAATCTTATCTGGCATGGGAAAAACAATGGAACGACTGGTATGCTGCTCAAACGGCAGATATGCAGGAAACAAGTGCTTACTGGAAACAGTTATGGGCGACCTGGTTTAACGAGTACACAAACAATAATACATCTGAAATGGCTGCATGGAGAGAAAATGCTCAGGCATTGTTTGATGAGTGGTTCCAGCAGTTGAAGGATACTCTTTCGAAGGATGTAGAAGCAAATCTGGCAAACCAGATATTAGAGTTACAAAAAAGGACATCGATTCTTGAAGAAATTGTAGAGGGGATTCGGACGGAATTCACCGTATACAACAATCTTTATGACAATGGATACGAGAATTACGATAATCTTCTCGATTCATCAGAAGGAACTATCATTGATAGTAACGTGGACCCGATTGTGGCGCGTGCATATTCCAGCTCCTTAATTCTGGATAGCAACGGACAACCAATTGATGGCCGCGTTATTTTTTGTATTAGGTAAAAGGAGGACATATCGAGATGAAAATTACGGATTATCAGAAGGTCCAGACACTAGATGAAAGCAACATCGTCTTGATTGATGGTAACAATGGAACCAAAACAATTATGGTGACTGATTTTATTAAATCCTTGATTGGGCTTACCAGTTCTCAGGATTTCATTTCCGGCGTCAATCTGTCGGAACTTACGCAAATCAATACGTTGTCTGCGGATGATAAGTTATTGATTGGCACCGCAGCAGGGAACAAAGCGATTGGTGCGGACGATGCACTCTTTGCAATTCTGGACGCTTTTGTTCCGAAGGAGCAGCGCCGCATGATTTACAGAGGAAAAAATCTGGGGAGCGTTATTACAGACGACCAGAAGGCAAATATCAAGAACGGAACCTTCAAAGGATTTTTCCTTGGAGATTACTGGTCTATCGGCAGCTATACATGGAGAATCGTAGATTTTGATTACTGGTATAATTGCGGCGATACGGCTTTCACCACGCCCCATCTGGTTATCATGCCGGATAAACCTCTTTACAACGCACAGATGAATGAGACGAACATCACAACCGGCGGCTATGTTGGTTCTAAAATGTACACCAAGAATCTGGCGCAGGCGAAAACGTTGGCGGCGAGTGCCTTTGGTGACTTGATTCTCACCCACCGTGAATATCTGACAAACGCCGTTTCGAATGGATATCCTTCGGCTGGTGCTTGGTTTGATTCTACGCTGGAACTTCCGAATGAAATTATGATGTACGGAAGCCTTGTCTTTACTCCGGCAGGAGATGGTACGGTCGTTGTGAACCGTTATACGATCGGAAAGACGCAGCTTGCTTTGTTTACGGTGGTTCCGAAGATGATCTCAAATCGTGCAACGTTCTGGCTCAGAGATATCGTTTCTTCGGCTGTTTTCGCTTATGTGGGCGGCGATGGCAATGCGGCCTGCAACGGCGCTTCGAACTCTAATGGAGTTCGTCCGGTCTTCGCTATTGGTTAGTCTGAATCCAGGGGCCCTGTGCCCCCACGAAAACCGTACACAGGTGACAACAATCTGTGCTATAAAAAAAGAAAAATCTAAATGAAAGGTGTGAATCAAAATGGAGGATAAGATTTATAAGATTACTCTGTCCGATGAAACTGTTCTTGATAATTTGAGGTTGAACGGTAATAACTTTATATCTTCATCGGAAATCAATGAGTCCGTTTTTGACGGAAATTGTTCGATCGTAACAATCAACGATGGAGAAAAGGATGAAGTTCACATGAACATGGAACTTGTCCAGATTACCAAGGTCAATGACAAGTATTGGTTGTCTTGCGGGAGGTTCCAGAAACAGAGCTGGCCTTTGTTAAAATGCAGTCAGATATCGAATATGTTGCCATGATGTCTGAAATCGAACTATAAAAGGAGGAAACAGTTATGGAACATAGCAAGAATTACGACAAGGTAAAACGCTACTACAATTTGGGTATGTGGAATGAAGTACGGGTTCGGAATGCAGTGAAAAAGAACTGGATTACGGAAGAAGAATTCAAAGAGATCACAGACAAGGATTATGCATGAGTGTTCTTGTGAGTGATCGGACTGAATCTAAATTCGAAGCAATTACATATTCCATCGAATTACATGATATGTTGATTGATTTCATGCAGCGTAGTTTCGGAGTGAAAGACTTGGATCAGCTTGTCCGAGTAAGATATGCTCACGGAAAGGATGCGACAGAAGATTTTTCAAGGTATAGATATTTGATGCTGAACTACAAAAATCGTATTGATCAGTTGGCTTCTATGCTGACCAGTAATGTTCGAGCAGCAAACTCTATCTATCCAACTACGCTACACGAGTATGAACAAAGAAGAGATTATCAGAATACAGCCATAGTAAACTGCGAGCAGCTTTTAAAAGAGCTGCAACGAATCGTTGAGATATTCGAAGTGGACGTTAATCTCTACAGTCGTTATGTTAAAGCTATCGACCGAGAAATCGGATTGATAAAGAAGTGGCGTCAACGAGATAACCGAATCAAGTCACAGTTAAGAGGGTAATGTCTAATTTATGCGTCGTTTCTTCGGCTAATTTCGCTAATGTGAACAACAATGGCAATACGAACTACAACAACGCTTCGAACTCTAATGGAGTTCGTCCGGATTCTCTGCCTAACCAACAGAGAAGGAGACATTGTCCTTTCCGAACGGATAAATAGCAAAGCCGGACGCAATTTACTACGGTAAGTATTGCTATCACGGTGAATGATTTATGAACTATGAGGAGATTATCTGTGACGCCAACAACTTGTATAGGGCTTACAAGGTTTCTGTCAAAACCAGCAAATGGAAGGAGACTACCCAGAAATTCATGCTGAATTTTCTTCGGTATATCTTTTCCATTCAAGATGATCTGATGAATCGGACCCTTCAAAATGGACCGACACAGGAATTCACGTTGTTTGAGAGAGGCCGAGTAAGACCTATTACAAGTATTCAAATTCGGGATCGCATTATTAGGCACGTCTTATGCGATGAAGTCTTGCTTCCGGAAGTGAAGAAGCATATTATCTATGACAATTGTGCTTCGATTAAAGGAAGAGGTATCTCTCATCAGCGGGACAGGTTCGAAGTTCATCTCCGTAAATACTATCGGTTGTATGGAAATGAAGGATGGATATTGTTCGGAGACTTTTCCAAGTTTTACGATAATATCATTCATGAAATTGCCAAACGGGAATTGTTAAAGCTGTTCGATGATGACGAATTCATTGACTGGTTGCTAACACAGATTTTTGACGGATTTAAAATCGATGTTTCTTACATGACGGACGAGGAATATGCCACATGTATGTCTGACACTTTCAACAAGTTAGATTATAGGAACATTCCAGAGTCAAAGCTGACAGGCGAAAAGTGGATGGAGAAGTCGGTTAATATTGGAGACCAGCTATCACAAGTCATCGGGATTTATTATCCGTATCGGATTGATAATTACGTCAAATATGTAAGAAGCCAGAAGTTTTATGGAAGATACATGGATGACTGGTATATCATGAATCCGAGTAAAGAAGAACTCTTTGATCTGCTAGATCATATTCATCAAATTGCAGAAGAATATGGAATCCATATCAATAAGAAGAAAACTCGAATTGTGAAGATTTCCAGCACGTACAAATTTCTGCAAATAAAATACAGTTTAACAGATTCCGGAAAGGTAATTAAGCGAATCAATCCGAAGCGGGTTACTACGATGCGCAGAAAGCTCAAGAAATCGCCGTCAAAGTGAAAAACGAGGAGATAACGTATGAAAATGTAGAGAATATGTTTCGGGGCTGGATGGGAAGCTTTTACAAACTTTTGTCGAAGGAACAAAGAAAAAAATTTGATAGGTCTCTATGAAGATTTATTTGAAAAGTCGATTACAATCATCAGCAAAAGGATGATCATAACCGATAAAATCAAATAGTTATGGAGGATACTAAAATGGAACCATGGTTTCAAATGGTGGTGACGATTGTGTGTGCAGTCGTCGCCTCTTCTGGTTTTTGGGCGTATATCCAGAAGAAAAGTGAGAAAAAGATGTGAGGACGCAGATGCTGATTGGTCTTGCTCACGATAGAATTATCTATCTGGGAATGTCCTACATCGAGCGGGGATGGATCACGCAGGACGAATATGAAAATCTGCACGATTATCTCTACAAGCCCTATGAAGAGATGGGCGGAAATGGCTCAGCTAAGAAAGTCATGCAGGAGATCAATAAGTTGCCTATTCACAAATCAACCTATATTCAAGAAAATCAGTAGGAGGAATTAAAATGATGGAACAGATTATGAACTATGTGCAGCCTGAGTTAATCGTTGTGGCGATGTCCTTTACTTCTGCGGTATGGGTCTGAAGCAGACTCAGGCAATCAAGGACAAGTATATTCCGTTGATCCTCGGTGTCGGCGGCATCGTCCTTTGCGGAATCTGGGTTTTGGCCACTTCTCCATTAGGGAGTGGTCAGGAGATTGCAATGGCTATATTTATCGCAATTGTTCAGGGAATTTTAATGGCCGGTCTCAGTACCTATGTAAATCAGATCATTAAGCAGGCAAATAAAGATGAGTAGCAAGCGGACAGAGCGTGAAACCGTTCTTTTTTTTATTTCCAAAAGAGAGGATGAGAGAATATGGCTATTAACAAAGTAATCTATGGTGGAGAGACACTGATCGACCTGACCGGCGATACCGTAACCGCTGATAAGATTCTTTCCGGCTTTACCGCCCATGACAAAGGAGGGGAGCCGATCACAGGTACTTGTGAATATGACGTAGATTCTTCTGATGCAACAGCCGCTGTTGCTGAAATTCTTCAGGGAAAGACCGCGTATGTACGAGGTCAGAAACTGACGGGAACCATGAAGAATAACGGAGCTGTGACAGGTACAATTTCTTCAAAGGATGAAGAGTACACCATTCCGCAGGGACATCACGATGGTTCTGGTAAAGTTGGGATTTCGGCAGCAGAAAAAGAGAAAATCATTCCGGATAATATTCGAGAGGGTATTACTCTGCTTGGTGTAGAAGGTTCTATGTCAGGTACGGAAGATGCCAAACCACAGGCAAAGACAGTTACACCTTCTACAAAGGAGTAGACAGTGCTTCCGAATTCTGAGGAAGGATATAACTACTTATCGCAGGTTAC